AGATCCTGCCTTCTCATCTCTGGTAACTCAGGTCTAAGCTGTACCTCAGCATACCGTTGACTAAACTCTTGAAAGCTAAAGCTCCTATGTCGTAAGATCTGTGCTGCTATACTCCTAGTCGTCTCTATCTCTACACACATATTCACCATCTCAAAGGGAGACCAATGCTTATGGTCAATGAGATACTTAATTAGTTTTGCACTGGTCTCAGTGTTGTCTTGATTAGAAGGGTTACTGACTCTAGCCATGTAGGCAATGAGTTGTTCAGCATTAGGAGTGATGTGGACGAGTTTAACAGAGTGCATTTTAGTGGTGGTCAAGCTGTTTGTATGCCGACACATGGATGTCGTCATAACTGGTTGGGATACTACGTTTCCGAGTACTTACCGGATACTCGTTTTCAGAGTAGTAGTCAGGGCTAACACGTACCTGCTTTAGTTCATTGAATGTTTGAACTGATCTAAAGAAGTTGGTAGGTTGTCTACGGTATGTTCTACTCATACTGTTATACTCCTTATAGTATACTGAATCTGTATCATCCCTTGTGACTCAAAGGGTCTCACTACGATGATCTGAATTCAGGTCTTTAGAGTGTGGGGTGAGGGAGTGTTTGTCTTTTGTGTCTTAGTGGTTCTTACAGAATGTCCTTCCCCAGGGACATTAGTAAAGGGGAAGATTGAACAAGACAACTTGTTTGTCTTGGATGTCTTCCCCCTACAGCGTCGGGTCCACCCTTCCCTCGGCTGTTTAATTGAGGGATTGCACCTAAACCCAGGTGGGGACTGACTTCTTACCGACTAAACCTCTAGCCTTTTGTCTTTGTTCTAAATTCATACCAAGGACCATATGATTAGCTGCTTGTGTTGGGTCATCTAACCATGTTTCAAGCATGTCTTGCCAGTCTTCCATGCGTCTAGCCTTCACTGCTTCATAGGCAGAGATACCCATAGCATCTGTGAAGTATTTAACGCCTTGAGCTAGGCAATCGAGTCTATCGTCATGTTTAACAGCTCCTTTCTCCCGACACATACGACTCATCTGGTAGAAGAGCATGTAGAGGAGTCTGTCTTCTGGAGCTGCGTCTTTATTGGAGTTATAATCCCATTCAACAACACCTCGATCAATGATGAGTCGGTGTTGGTTCATGACGGGTTCTAGAGCATCAATGATACGGTCTTCTTTACGAACATTAGCTCGTACTTCTTCTACATCAATGGATTGTTTGGTCTGTTGAAGGTGTTTCTTAAAGAGTTCACCAACGATACCATCACCAAAGTTAGTCTCAATGAGGAGTTTGGTAACGTTGTACTTCTTACAGCCTCTAAGGATGTCTAGGAGTGTGTCGTCTCCGTAGCCATCTTTATAGGCTCTCATCTCGTGGACGTACAGGAATCCGTTTCGTTGGGAGATGTAACAGGCTGCCGTCTCATCTGTTCCTCGACCCGACGGATCAACGCTGCAGATTGTCTCGGTGTAAGGTCCCCACTCTCCCTGGAGTACCATTGGAGAGTAGAAATAATCTCCAGGTAGACCGACTGTGGGTAGGTCTTTGAGCACGTTTCTGGGGTCACTGCACCAGACGACTGCATCAGGAGCATCAGTAGGGTTAACAGCGGTAACGACAAGATCACTAAACTTAAGTGGGAACTTCTCTGCATCACTAAGGGAGGTATCGAGCATGAACTGCAACATGAAGTTGCTACGACCCATAGCTGCTTCACGTTCTAGGAGGTCATCACTACCGAAGCGATCAGGGTCAGTTACATCCCATTCCTCTGCACCCATATCTAGGTCTTCAAGGATTTGAGGAGCTAGGAGTGATTCATATTGGGATAGCTTGTCTTTACGAGGGTAACGAGCAGGCCAAACAAAGGGACGGTAGTTACGTTCAGCAAGCTTACGGTAGATGGTAAAGGTAGTCTGTGGTGTACCGAGGTACATGATGCGAGAGTCTTTCTTTGGTGTAAGGATTGACTCAGCTTCTGTACAGAGTTGTAAGAGCTTCTCTCTCATCATCTCGGTCATGGAGTTACCAGGGACTTCAATGTCATCAAGGATCATCAGGTCAGCACGGCTACCAGTTAGCTGACCAGTAATACCAACTGACTTAACGGAAGGTGCTTGGTGAGGAGAGCAGTTCACATCAAAGCTAATCCGAGACCATCGTGCTTCATCACTCTTGGGTCGTAGGTGTGCTAGCCATGGTGTTTCAATGATCAGCTTCTGAAGGAAGATACTCATGTTGTCAGCACGTTCCTTCGATGCTGAGATGATCATGATCTTCCGTTCAGGGTCTTTGAACAGGGTCCACAGAACAAAGGCTCCAGTAATCCAGCTCTTACCGACTCCTCGGAATGCTTGGATCTGTAGTCGTTTAGGTCCGTTCTGTAGGTAATCAGCGATAGCGTATTGAGCCCTAGTTGGGGATGGTAGGTCTAGCTGATTCCACATTGCTTGAAGGAATAGCTTAAAATCGTCTTTCAATAGGTCCAGGGTGGAACTCCTTCCAGAAGCGCCTCTGGTAGCTGTTAAAGTGTCCATATGATAGGATATACCAGAAAGATAGGAGAGGCACCTTGTAAAGGCTTCTAGGCACCTCTCCGTGTGTTATTTAATTCCCCGACGTTTAGCTGCTTCAATCATTAACCTTTGATGAGCATCATTTTTATAACCAAGGCGTTGAGCAGCTCTATCAGGGTTCAACCTGCGTTCTCCTTCTTGACCAAAGTCAGAGAACAGTGCTGTAATAGGAACAGCAGCATAAGAAGATGGTGCCCCAAAATAAGCAGCTGCTGATTTACCAGCTAACTTTAAGATCTCCTTTAGTGAACCTTGAAATGAATGGGGATTAGGTTTAACTGGTTTATGAGATCTAGGAAATGTCTTATCAACGATCTTAAGACCACGATGATAGACACCTCCGTCCCCATATGAACTAATTGGTGTTGCCATTACTTTTTACCGAATACTCTGCCTGTCCAATAATTCCACTCATTCTTACCAGCCTTCAATAAAGCGTTTCCATCAATGAGAGGTTTAGCTGCAGCAGCTCTATCTTTTTGAATTTGTAGCTGAGCACGTCTACGTTGTTCAGCGTTCATTTTAGCTAGTGCTTCTTGGCGTTTCCGTTCTTGAATTTTAGAATCTTGACTACCACCTAATGAACCAACAAGGGCAATAGGCGCAGCCAGTGAACCACCAATACCTAATGCAGTTGCAGCCCTAGGGGCTACTCTAGTCACAGCAGGTAGCACACGACTAACCGCTGCCTGCGTGGCAGCACCAAGAGCAGTATCCTTAGCAACAGCCTTAATCACGCCCTTGGCATCACCTTTTTCAACTGCTTTTTTAGAGTCAGGATCTAGGAATAAACCATAAGTAGCTCCTGCTACCTCACCTTGGAAATACTTCTTCATACCTGTCAGCAGTTCCTTACCGTTTACAGGTAAGCCAGAATAGAACGATGGATTACTGAAGATCTTATCCATTTCGCCACTCATGATAGCGTTTCTGATCCCTGCAGGGGATATATCCTTCAGTCTCCCTTCCAAAAGAGTTTGCAGCTGTTCTGTCGGAGTCAAGGAATCTAATACAGCCTTGTTGAGATCAGGGGCCTTAATGCCCATTTCATTCAGAGCCTTTTTAGCGCCAGACGGATTACCCCTAGGGTCAACACCCGTCCACTCCATGATGAACCTACGCTGACGAGCAGCAACCTTACTTTCAGCACCCTGAGCAGAGGCTAATACTTGCTGATCAACCTGCTCAGTTAATTTTGCAACAGCTTCGTTAACCTCAATCCCAGGATCAAACTCATCCAGAAAGAATGAAGTATAGGTATCACCAGCATGGCCGAAGTTAACATGTGTTTTACGGTCAAGACTGGTTAGCCTATCCAGATCTGCTGTTGTACCACCTTTAAGGTTGTTACCGTTTAGCCCTAATTTGATGTCCCTTAGTTTTTCCCAGTCTCCAGCTTTAGCAATACCTTGCAGCGGCTTAGCTTGAATACCTAATCCGTAGATATGATGAGCCTCATTGAATGGAGCGTAGTTTGTAGGTGCTCGCCTAGAAGCTTCAATAGCATTGACCTTAGATAAAGTCTCAGCTGCATCTAAGTTATCATCGAACAGAGGTTTGTAGAAAGCATCATCTTGTTGACCAAATAGTGAGGCAAACGCTCGGCTTACCCCACCTTTGACTGTACCAGGATTCTCAGCCTCTACTTTCAGTGCTTCATTAAAATATTGGACTGTTCGTTTCCAATAGTCATCACTGTGTTGTAGAAACTCCACTTCTATACCTCAGTGGATTAGTTCTCAACAGAGATGCTGAGCTTCCTGCGGTTCAGAAGTTCTTTGACTGCTTTCAAACCAGACAGGGAATCCTCAGCATCAAGGAAGGCACGACGACGTTCCATATCAATACCATTGGCATCAGGGCCACCAGTGGGTTGTTGAGGTTGTGCTTGAGGTTGTTGAGGCATTTGATAACCATTCTCACTTTGCCCCATACGCCCAGGTTCATCGTTACCTCCGTATTGGGGAGACATAGGTTGCTCTTTAGCAGCAGCAACAGGAGCGTTAGGTTTCGGTGCAGCACCAGCTTGAGGTGCATAGACAGAAGGTGCCGGAGCACCACTCAGTACACCACCGCGCACTTGAGTAGCAGAACCAAAGGCTTGTGGACGAGCGTGGACAGGTGCTCCAATAGCAGGAGACCTAGGAGGAGCAGGAGGTTGTACAGCAGGAGCAGTTTGTTGCTTTTGACCGAACTGTGCCATCCATGCGACAGAACCAACGGGAGGACCGTCGTACAAAGATGATTTTGTGTTATTAGGTACAGAAGCAAGGTGTTCAACCGAACCAACTTTCGGCTTTGGTTTAGGCTTCTGTTGGAACGTTTTAGAAGGCTTGGAATCGTTTTTAGCAGACTCAGCCAAGTGTTCTACGGAGCCAGCTTTAGGTTTAGGTTTAGGTTTCTGCTGAAAGGTAGCTGCTGGTGTCTTAGTTTTAGCAGCGGCTACTCTAACCATGTAAGCCGCATACGACTCTCCAGGCCGCTGCTTGATTTGTTCAGCCATTAGTTTATGTGTTGAAGAATGAGTTGTTCTCTAGGTGTTATTCCAAATGTGGCTCTCATCCATTGGAGCCAGTTGTTACTGCCTTTAGCCTGATTGCACTTCTTACAGGAGGGTACAAGATTTGATGTAAGAGATGGTCCGCCATAACAGCGAGGACGGACATGATCAAGAGTGAGTTCATCAGGTTCATAAGTGATTCCACAGTAGACACATTGACAATTAAAGTGTTCTTTGATTGCACGACGGTGTAGTCTCTTTGCTTCAGAGCTTGTCATCGTTATTAGGTTGTGGAGGTAGTGATCAGGTGAAGGCAGTAAAGGTGTCATTTTGGAGCGTACTTCTTACCAGTTCTAGGGCGTCTACGGTTAGCAGAGGGGCTTTCAAGCTTGCCTCTATTTGGTCCTGTGTGACTAGCGTCTTTGCCGTCACCATTACCGTAGGTACCTAGTTTTCTATTGAGCTTGTTAGCTGCAGTACGGATCTTTAGACCCTCTTTTGTCTTGTTATATTTCGCCTGTTGCTTCAGACGACGACGCCTAGCAGCAGGGTTCTTCTTGTAGTATTCAGACGTGCTGCCTGCCATAGAGCCTCTTCTGTACTAGTTCGGGGTCTATTTTTGGCATAACTGTCGCCAGTTTCTCTAAGGGATTACCCTGATACGCCACTCCCGATATATCATTCTTAGATAACCAGTCGCAACACGCCTTTAGATCCGCCGTAGAAGCTTCTCCAGATTTGATGCGACGAAGGAACTCTTGAGTGACCATGTTATGGAGTTCATTAAACATGTCCTCCGTAGCTTTCTTCTTAGACGTGCTCACGGATAATCCTCTTTAGTTTGGCTACATAGTTGGGATCAGTAGCGTAACCTTCAGCTTTGAGGAGTTCACAGCACTGATCAGCAGAGGTAGCACGGTTAACACCTTTATAGCCCCTATAGTCTTTGTACCAGCGATCTACAAGGTAGACAATGCAGTCATAAAGGCTGTTGAAGTCACGGAAGGAAGCATTCACATGCACCATACCGTGTCCGTAGTTTTCAGTTGTAGCACAGGTAGTACCTGCGCCTTTGATACCAAAGTAGTTATTCTTACCAGACACACAGGTACCGTGTGCTGATTCAAGCGACCACTGAGCCGCTACTACTTCAGGGTATTTAGCACCAGCAGCTTTAGCAGCTTCTAGGACACCTTCCCAAGTATTAGAGTAAGTCATAAGATTATTGCGGTGGGTTAGCCATCCAGGCAAAGACAGTAGTAACTACAGCTTGTACCATCTCTGGTACTTGACCATCAGGGTCACAAGCTTCTCTTGTTTTATCGTGTACCCAGCAGTTAGCTACCATCTCTGCTGCAAGGATTAAAGGAGCCGTCACCGCAATGAGGACGACGGCTGTTTTGTTCATCAGTT